CTATTTTAGATTTTCTGATACATTCCCCATGAGCTTGCTAAACTTCGAGGAAGCATCTTTTTTCATGTTTTTAGTCATTTTGGCGTAGATGTCCATGGTTGTCTGAATGCTTGAATGTCCCAATCTTTCCTGTATCTCTTTGATGTGTACCCCGGCTTCAATCAAGAGTGCCGTGTGGGTGTGCCTCCAGGAGTGGGAAGATAGGGATTTATCTATGCCCGTCAATGCTAAAACACGTTTCATTCTATCATTTATCAGCGTAACTGTTAAGGGATAGCCATCACTACTGGCAAATATAAAGCTGTAGTCCTGATAGAACATGTGGTTATGCTGCTTCACCATCTCCTGCTCCATCTGATGCCGTTGTAATAGATCTACCACAAAGGGATCTATGCTAATGGTACGGATGGACTTTTTTGTTTTAGGAGTGAACAGGTTGAACTTTTTACGGTTATTGCTGACATTATGGATTGTCTTTGTCACCCGTAGGGTTTGCGCCTCAAAGTCAATATCAGTCCATTTTAAGCTTCTTACTTCGCCGACACGCAGCCCAGTATATGCAAGTGTAGTAAACAGGATAAAGTCATTTTCCAGACCGTGTTCTTTTGCAGCCATTAGAAATGCCTCTAATTCTTCTTTCTCCATAAAGTTATAGGAGGTTTCTTCATTCTCGATATCTTCAACGGTTTGTTTCTCTTTAGGCAGCTTGATGCCATCACATGGGGATTTACTGATTATTTTTGTGTATTCCTTGGCGTACTGGAATAACATCCTGGCTGTTGTATGGATAATTTTTACATGATTTACGCTGTGAGCCTTGGCCATGTCATTGATGAATGTCTGATAGTCATTTTTAGTGACTTTCTGCACCTGGCAATTATTAAACGCAGCAATCAGCTTCTTCAACGCTTGGCTTCTCATTCTGACAGTGCTGTCCTTAACATCCACGCTATATGCATCAAGCCATGCAGTGCCTAACGCTTCAAGAGTGAGGCTGCTCGGTTCGATGTATTCCCCATTGTGGAATTGCCTTTCAATGAGTGCTGCTGCTAGTTGAGCATCTTTCTTTGTGCGAAAGCCGCCTTTGCTGATCTGTTTATCTTTTCCAGTGATTGGATCCTTGCCTACATAGACACGATAAGTATATGTTTTCCCTCTTTTGTAGACCGCCATTTAATCACTCTTTTCTTGACAATCTTCGTCTTTATACCCAGCCCACTTCAATAGAAAATCTTCATATGCCCTAGCTCTTCTATGAATTTCTTCAATTTTTTCTTCATGGTTTATACGTTTACTAGCAATCTTCTTATAGCTAGAAATTTGGTGGAAAACAAGGTTTAAGTCCATTACTTCGTTGAAATCAGCATCTTCTATAACTTTTAATAGTTCATTTATAGTACTTCCGGCAAAAGGAGATATTTTTTTATTCTCTAAACGCTCTAATCTCATATTTAATTCATTTTCTAAGTCGTTTGAGATATTTTTGAAGTTCTCGAACGTCATATAACTATCATCTGATAGCTTTAGATACATATTTTTACCGTTAATTAAATGATCCACTGTAACGTTCCCATGTTCTGCAATCTTTTTCATTCTTTCACGATTAGGAGCATTGATACCTCGTTCCCATCGAGAAACCAAGCTATCACTGGCAGGAGGGTCAAAGATTAATCCAAATTCTTTCATAGTCATTCCTAGAGTTGTTCTAATTTTTCTAATGCGTTTGCCTATCATTTTTTCATCCATATTTCGCGTCCCCCTTAAATGAATAATAGCATATAAAAGACGAAAAACGAAGATTTTGTTGTGTTTTACGCTTAATCATGTTACTCTATGTTTGATCCTACGAAAAAAGACGAAAAGGGGGTGGGAGAATGAATAAAGTACTAGGATATAGAAAAATGATTGGTTTGACTCAAACAGAAATGGCAGAGAAGTTAGGAATTTCAGAAGCCACATACCGTGCAAAAGAAAAGGGGAGGTCTCATTTCACTAATCAAGAAATACTAATATTTATCGAATTGATTAAGGAAAGCGACCCATTTATAACATTTGATGATATTTTTTTTAGTAAAAATCCTACGAAAAAAGACGAAAGGTAGGGGGCCAAAATGCTTAATGTAAAAGTGGACGAAAAGACAGTAAAAGAAATGATGCAGCAAGCAATTGATGAACGTGTAGATGAATTGGCAAAGCAGAAATACTTCATAACCTACAATGAACTAGCTTCATATCTTAACATCAGTAAGCCGGTTATCGAAGATCGTTTGATTAAGAACGGTTTGAAATATTACAAGGTAGGAGCCAAGTACTTGTTCAAACGGGATGAAGTAGATGCGTTCCTTGATGAAATGACCGCAAGCATGACGGCCACAAATAATGACATTAAATTCTTTGAGAAATTGAAGGAGGGTTAATCCAAAGAAGAAAGGAGGGATGAAATGTATATACCCGAAGCAATAAAAAAGCACCGTTGGCAGACGGCGCAAAAAGTGAGTTAGACATTATACGGTTAGGAAAATATCTTTCTTCAATTGTACCAATATGGAGCGACTAATACAACAAAAACATCAGAAGGAAGTGGGATATATGGTGCTTTCTATAGATAAAGAGATCTTGCCGGTACAGATCGAAAACATACCGGATGAAATGAAGCAAATTCCACATTGGATTATGTGGAGGGCAGAGAAAAGAGGGGGCAGGCTCGAGAAAGTACCCTATTCACCAAAGCAGCCCACCGTGAATGGTGAGGAAACTATAGCAAGATGGAGCGATAAAAGAATATGGCTGTCTTTTGAAGAGATGGAGGCAGCCTATCAAACGGGGGAATATGACGGCATTGGATTTTTCCCTAATCCGGACAACAACCTCTATGTACTTGATATAGACGGTGCTACAGAACATGAATATCATGAGCATCTGAAACATGCCACTTATTGTGAGTATTCCCCATCAGGGAATGGCATACACGTATATATGTCCGGTGAGAAGCCGAAGAGCCATAGCAAGAAGAATAACCAAGAGAATATGGAACTGTTCTCACTGACTGGCTTTGTAACCGTCACAGGGCATGCCACAGGGGACATAGACTATATTCATGACATGGACAGCCACATTGATAAATTAATCGCACAGGCCTTCCCTAAAGAGCATACAGGAGGCCAACAGCTTGAAGATACAGGCAAGTCCAAGATACCGCAGGCGGAAGTAGTCAAGAAAGCAGCAGCCGATAAAAAGAGGGGTGAACAAATCACGCACATTCTTAAAGGAGATTGGGAGCAGGCAACGGACACGCAAGGGAAGCCGTTCCCCAGTCAATCAGAATCAGACCAGTCACTAATGAACACATTGGCGTTTTACTCTTGTGGCGACAGCAATATGATGTACGACATATGGTGCAACAGTGGGGCGTACAGGAAAGAAAAGGATCATAAGAATGGTGGAATAGGCAAGACGATTGAAACCGCAGTACATGGCTTAAAAGGTGGATACGATCCGAACTATTCAAAACCTGAATATGAATTTACTATTCTTCCTGGATGGGGTTCAGGTAGTAACTTAAAGAAGGCAATTAAAAAAACCCGGCATGATGAATTGCAACGTATGGAGGAAGCTTGGATAGAAGAAGGTAAGAATGGCCGTAAGCCTACCACAATTAGCCCGATAAGGTGTGCTGTCCTTTTGCAGGAGCATGTGCAGTTTGCACTGTTCGACCTGGAGGAAAACACGAAACTTGCTATGTATGTGCCGGATGAAGGCATCTATACGCAAAACAGTACACGCATACAACGCATCATATCGTGGTTAGAACCGAAGCATAATGAAAATAAAGCGAAAGAAATTATATATCATATTTCCAATATGGCAGATGTGAGGGAGAAAACGAATGACCGTTACTTGATACCGGTGGAGAATGGTGTATTCAACATTAAGAGCCGAAAGCTCGAACCATTCAGCCCAGACTATGTATTCACTACAAAAATATCCACACGGTATATAGAGAACCCTAGCAGCCCGATTATAAATGGTTGGGATGTAGAATCCTGGATCAGATCTATTGCTTGCGATGATGAGCAAGTTATCACACTACTGTGGCAGGTCATTAATGACAGCTTGAATGGAAACTATACCCGTAAAAAAGCCATCTTCTTAATAGGAGAAGGAAATAATGGTAAAGGCACGTATCAAGAGTTGCTTTCTAATTTGATAGGTCATCAGAATGTGGCAAGCCTGAAAGTGAATGAGTTTGATGAACGCTTCAAGTTGAGTGTACTAGAGGGCAAGACGGCAGTAATTGGGGATGATGTACCGGCCAATACCTATGTAGACGATTCATCTAATTTCAACAGTGTTGTAACTGGTGACAGGGTGCTTGTCGAGTTTAAGGGGCAACCGCTATACAGTACCGTCTATAGGTGTTCTGTCATACAGTCCACAAATGGGATGCCTAGCTTCAAGAATAAGACGCAAGGCACGCTAAGGCGAATCATCATCGTACCGTTCAATGCAGACTTCAATGGGGATGTAGAGAACGCAGCAATCAAAGAGGACTATATCAAACGCCCTGAAGTCCTGGAGTATGTGCTGCATAAAGCACTCAATATGGACTTTGAGAAATTTGAAGTACCGGATGTGTCCTTGAAAGAGTTGGAGATATTCAAGCAAGATAACGATCCTGTCTATGAGTTTAAGGTGAATGTGTTCGATGAGTGGGATATACCGAAAGTGCCGATGTATATCGTCTATGGTTTTTACAAGAATTATTGTGAAGAAAATGGATTTAAACCCTTATCCAACCGCAAATTCCACAATCAGTTTAAGAAGCATATAGGGAAAGGATGGAGCGCAGGGGTGCTTGAACGGTTTGATTGGCACTACCTAGAACCACATATTGGCGACTTGGACAGAATGGACATAGGGATAAAGTTTCCTGATCCAAAGAAAAGCCAAAGGTCATATAAAAATGAAGTGCAACCAAGCAACTGAAATGCAACTGAAAAATTCTGTTCGGTTGCAAGGATAAACAGCACCATATCAACGTTTAGAAGGTGTTTGCAACCAAGCAACTGAAAATATCATCAAATCACTATAAAAAACAAGTGACTTAAAAAAGAGTATTGCACTTAATTGTGGGAGAGGGTGAAAATCTCGGTTGCAAGTTGAAAAATCACTGAACCCCTTGTGCCCCAAGGGTTTTGGTGTGCAACTGAAAAATTCTGTTCGGTTGCAGGCTCACTTATTGTGGATATTTAAGAAAGGAGGAGCGAATAAATGATACAGATGAAAATTATCAAAAGTCACAGCATCCAAGAGCATCAGGATAATTTCAATGCCTTTAGCGAACTATTCAATGACAGTAATCACCAATTAAGAGAAGTAGAATCCAAGGTTGAAATGAATCAAAAAAATGGCCGGACACTCTACTACACATTTATCACTTATTTCACCGAAAACCCTTGACACAACTGGATTTATATACCCCCGTATGGTATAATTTAATTAATATAAAATGACAATTTTAGAATAAATTTACAGGAAGGAGTGAGCGAGTGGCAAAGTGGTTAGATCGAATACTTGGCATAGATAAACTACAGGCGCAGCAGACAGAACGCATTGAGCTATTGAGTGGGGGCACGCCTGCTTTCACACCGTTCAATGGCAACGCCTATGAGAATGATGTATATAGGACGGCTGTGGATGCGATAGCACGGAACGCTGCACGCCTAAAGGGTAGACATATCATTTATACAAAAGATAATAATAAGCGCATGCAGGGCGACCAGACATTAAACCGTATTTTGCAGGTGAGGCCGAACCCGTACATGACAAGCTATGACCTTATATATAAATTGGTTACGCACTACTACTTGCATAACAACGCCTTTGCGTACCTACAGAAGGATGAACGGGGCAACTTAATAGCGATATATCCGCTTTCTTCCAACAATGTAGAATATATGACAGATCCGACTGGTGAAATGTATTTAAAATTCCTGTTTGGAAACGGGCAGGAAGTCACCTTCCATATATCAGAAGTATTCATAGCCCGGAGATTTTTCAACGGCAATGACTTGCTAGGGGACGGCAACGGAGCGATTACAGCCGCCTTGGAACTGGCTCACAATCAGAACCAGGGATTGAGTGAATCCATCAAGAGCAGTGCCAAGATTAAAGGGATATTGAAATACAATCAGGTACTAAGTCCTGAAAAGCTGAAAGAAGAAAAAGAAGCCTTTACGAATGATTACTTGTCCATGAGCAACCATGGGGGCGTTGCTGCCATTGATAACAAATTTGATTACATTCCCCTGGAAGAAAGCAGCACCACCATAGACACGCAACAGATGGACACAGTGAAGCGAAAAATATATGACTATATGGGCGTTGGGGAATCCATCGTAAACAGTACCTATACAGAGGACGAATGGGGCGCATTTTATGAATCTGTGATTGAACCCCTAGCGATACAGTTTTCACTGGAGCTGACGGATAAACTCTTTACGCAACGTGAACAGGCGTTTGGCAATTCCATAATATTTGAATCGAACCGCCTACAGTTTGCAAGCAACCAAAGCAAGACCAACATACTCAAGGAACTTACACCACTTGGCTTGCTGACCATCAACCAGGCACTGGAGATATTGAACCTGCCGCCTGTGGATGATGGAGATAGAAGGCTTCAAACATTGAATGTGGTTAATGCTGATAAAGCTGATGAATACCAACTTGGCAAAGATAAGGGGGACACCGCAGATGAAAGAGTTACGAATAGCGGAAATAAGAGCTAAAGAGCCGACAGGCTCGGACAGCCTTGTTTTAAGTGGTAGGCCGATTATTTACGATCAGCCCACCACAATAAATGCACCATTTGGGGAATATGTCGAGGTTATCAAAAGGGGCGCATTGGATGATGCCGACTTGTCGGATGTCCGGCTGCTTTATAACCATGACATGAACAAAATTCCTTTGGCACGTACACCTAAGACAATGCACCTTACATTAGAGTCGGCAGGCTTAATGATGAGGGCAGAGCTACCAAGTACAGAAGATGGGCGCAGCGTTCATACGGCAGTAAAACGTGGCGACCTGTCCGGCATGAGTTTTGCTTTCAAAGTACCAAAAGGCGGCAGCCGGTATGATGCAAAGACGAACACCCGGACGATAAGCAAGATTGAGAAAGTATATGAATGTTCTATAGTAGCTTTCCCGGCCTATCCGCAGACAAGCGTAGAAGCACGTTCACAAATTGAGGACACATGGGAAGCACTGAAATCAAACGAAAGACAGCAAACAAAAATTAAACTAAACCAACTACTAAGGAGAGATTTTTAATATGAAATTCAATACAGTACAAGAAGCATTTAACTACTACCGTAACCAGTCTATTGAGGCCATTGAACAAAGAGCGACAGAAATTAGAAATACCATTGATACAGATCCAACAGCTGATGTATCTATCCTGAATGTGGAAATTGACGGCTTGAACCAGGCGAAAGAAAACATCAAAGAGAAGGAACAACGCAGCGCAGCAACAGGCAACATTGAACAGCGCAATCTAAACCCGATTACAGGGATGCAAAAGCAAGAGGAGCGTTCTGTACCAACTGAAAATATCTTTGGCAGTGTCGAGTACCGCAACGCTTTTTATAAGAACATGCTCGGCCAAAAGCTGAATGACATTGAACAGCGCACCTTTAACAAAGCAATGGAAACACAAGATGCAGAGCGCAGAGCAGATGCCTTCAACACAACAACAAACAGCGCAGCAGTGTTGCCGACTACTACCCTGAATGAGGTTATCAGTAAGGCACGTACAATGGGCGGCATCATGGCACACGCTCGGAACTTCAACATACCGACAAATATCAAGGTTCCAATTGGCACACCGACAACTAAAGCGAAGTGGCACACAGAGGGGGCAAAAGTCGAAAGTGAGAAAGAGAATGTGGCAGCCGTACAGTTTGCCGGATATGAAATCATCAAAGTGTTCTCGATGAGTGCAGCAGCTAAGAAGATGAGTGTACAAGCGTTTGAATCGTACCTGACAGAAGAACTCACGAACTGTGTCATGGAAGCCATTGCAGATGCGCTAGTCAACGGTACAGGCTCGGCACAGGGTACAGGGCTACTCACTGGCATCACTTGGGATGCATCAAACACTGTGGACATGACAGGAGAGTATGCAGACTTCACGCAAGCACTGGCAAAACTGAAGCGAGGCTATAATGCCAACGCCAAGTTTGCAATGAGCAATGCGACACTCTACAACAAAGTATATGGACTTGTAGATACTAACAATAGGCCGATATTCATTAATGATCCTAAGAATGAAGCAGTGGGTCATATCCTCGGCAAAGAAGTTGTAATAGATGACAACCTGGAGGATGATGTCATCCTACTAGGAAACTTCCAATACCTCGGTTACAACTTGCCCGAAGGACTTATGCTTGAAGTTTCAAGAGAATCAAGCTTCAGAAGTGGCCTAGTCGACTATAGAGCAATGGCAATCGCTGATACTAAGCCATTGGTAGATGAAGCCTTTGTTAAGATTGCTGCACCAGTAGGCGCATAAGAGATTGAATATACAAGGGGTGTCGGTTAATCCGATGCCCTTTTTTAAAAGATAAGGAGGCATACTATGATAATGAATATCCAGGAAGCAAGAGATACATTAAGAGTGGATGGAACAGATAATGACCCGATCATTGAGCCATTGCTTGAATCCATTCCAGGCTATCTTGAAGTGACAACTGGCAGGCGTTGGGATGATGACACAGAAGTGCATCCATTGGCGCAGACCACAGCGAAGTTTATTCTCCAACTTTGGTTTGATCCGCAGACACAGGACAGCGTAAGGCTGAAGCGCACCATTGACAGCTTGCTTGTATCACTGACGGCCATAGGGCGCACGTACAATGGCTAAAGAGTGGGCTAGGGGATTCTATAAGAGTAAAGCATGGCAGGCTTGTAGAGAGGGCTATATGCAGTCGCAGCATTATATATGTGAGCGTTGTGGTGGTATGGCAGTTATTTGTCATCATAAAGTATGGCTGACACCTGACAATATAGGCGATCCAACCATCAGCTTGAATTGGAAACGATTAGAAGCACTATGTCAAACATGCCATAACTTGGAACACCACAGCCAAGGAATCATATCAGATGGATTGGCATTTGATAGCAACGGCAATCTGATTAAAAAATAAATTGATACCCCCCCCGATTCCTAAAGTGAATTAGAGGTCGTGAGTACCGACGGGGAGGCTTTCTCTTCCTCCACGTAGCATTTCATATTATGGGAGGGATAAATAAAATATAGTTTCATAAAAGGAAGGATGATACTCCATGACATCAAAGCAAAAGTCGAAGGTTTCAACCGATATGCGAAAAGTTAAAAGATTATTGAAGGAGATTCCCGAAGAACGGCAGGCTATAGCTACAGGCCTCTACAATGAACTGGTATTCATGCAGAATACTTTGGACAGCCTAAAAGAGCAGGTGGAACGTGAAGGGGCAGTAGATATGTTCAAGCAGGGAAGCCAAGAGTTTCTAAGGGAACATCCGGCATTGAAGGCGTACAATGTGACCATTCAAAGGTATAGCTTAATTTATAAGCAGTTTATTTCTTTGCTGCCCCGGATGGATTCTGAACAAAAGCATGATGACCTACTCGATTTTATCAAGGGTGATTAAATGAATTATGTATTGGAATATTGGGAAGCGATCAAGTCCGGGCATGTGGTTGTTTCCAAAAGGGTGTACAAACAATATAAACGCCTGGCTGATGATATAGAGCATCATGAGCAGTATATCTTTGATGAAGCGAAAGCCAACCGCCCGATAGAGTTTATAGAGCGTTTCTGTAAGCACTCTAAAGGTGAATGGGCAGGCAAGCCGGTTAAGTTGGAACTCTTTCAAAAAGCGTATATCAGCGCACTGTTTGGCTTTGTCGATAAGGAAACGGGGCTGCGTCGATATAATGAAAGTATGTTCTATGTTGCCAGAAAGAATGGGAAATCTGTAATGCTTGCTGCCATATCTCTTTATATGCTCATTGCTGACGGGGAAGCAGGCGCAGAGTGCTACAGCATAGCATCGAAGAAAGACCAGGCACGCATACTGTTTGATGAAGCCCACAATATGATACAGCAAAGCCCGTACCTATCAAAGCATATAAAGAAGCGTAAGAGCGACCTCTATTTCAATCATACTATGAGCAAGTTTATGCCGCTTGCCAAAAACAGTGACACCCTGGACGGGCTAAATGGCCACTTTGTCTGTATAGATGAGCTACACAGCATTTCAGATCGTAATAGCTATGAAGTTATGAAGCAATCACAATCCGCACGGCAGCAGCCAATGCTTATTATGATAACCACAGCCGGCTCAAAACGGGGCACGATCTTTGATGATATGTATGAGTACGCCTGCGATGTTGTGGATGGGAACTTCATAGATGACCACTTCTTGCCGATTATGTATGAACTGGATGATAAGAAGGAATGGACGAACCCCGAAGCCTGGCCAAAGGCGAACCCGGCACTTGGCAGCATCAAAAAACTCGATGACCTGACACAAAAGGTAGAACGGGCAAAGAATAACGCCAATGAAGTAACTGGCATCCTAACAAAAGACTTCAATATCAGAGATACAGTGCATAGTGCCTGGCTTACATTTGATGAAATCAATAATGAAGCCGTATATGACCTGGAACAATTCAGAGGCGCATATGCCATAGGGGGAGCCGATCTATCCATCACCACAGACTTATCATGTGCCACCTTGCTATTTGTGGACAAGGACACAGAGCAGCGATATATCTATCAGATGTACTGGCTGCCCCGTGATAGCTTTGAGCAACGTGTGGAGATAGACAAGATACCTTATGACAAATGGTATGAGCAGGGCTTATTGAGGCTATGTAATGGCAATACAATCAACTACAGCGATATTACAGAGTGGTTTATAGAGATTATGAATGAATACAGCATTACACCTCTATGGATCTATTATGACAGCTATAGTGCCCGGTATTGGGTGGATGAAATGGAACAGCATGGCTTCAAGATGGAAAGATGCATACAGGGGGCACGCACACTGTCCTTGCCGATGCAACAGATGGGGCAGGACTTGAAGGCCAAGAAGATTAATTATAACAATCACCCTATTTTAAAATGGTGCTTGACGAATACGGGCATCCAGGAGGACAGAAATGGAAATATAGTGCCGGTAAAGAATCAAGCTGCTAAGATGAGGATAGATGGAACAGCCTCCATGCTTGATGCCTATGTTGGACTATATGACCACTTGGAAGAGTTTATGAGAGCGATGTAATTTAATGGTTAGGGAGGTCACAGAGTATGAATGATATTGTTTTCACGCTTGAATTTGATGATGATAATGCAGGAGATAGAGCAAATGAAATGTTAGAAAAAGGGTGGAAGTTATTACATGTAGGGTCAAAGGTAGTTGAGATATCGTCTAATGAACAGCTTTATTACAACACTACTTATGTAGTTGGGGCAAATAAAGAGCAACACGCAATATATAAGAAGAAAATAGAAGAAGAAGAAAAGAATGATCCTTTAAAAGATTTAATTTAATAAAATAGGAGGTGCGAGCATGGGGCTAAGTTTCACTAAAAGAATTGAGCTTGTCAGCATTGAAGAATCATCCGGGCCGGAAGCGCATGGCTCACAGGAAGTATTATTTTCTAAGGCTTGGGCTGATATTAAGACGATGAAGGGATCAGAGGTGCAAAGCCTGGGCTTGTCTGGGCATGAACTCACTTCAAGATTTATCATCCGATATATGCAAGGGGTCGAGCCGGATATGCAGATTAAATATAAAGGAAATACCTATGATATCCACAGTATTGTGAATGATGATGAGAGAAACCGCACAATTACAATGATAGGTAAGGCAATATCGTAAAAGTGCAAAAAGTAACCGCGTAGGAAGCCTGTAGAGCAACAATAACGGTTGTCCATGACATATTTATCATGGAGTTGTTAAAATGACTCTATGGGCTTTATTTTGCGTTCTATTGGGTATATAGCTATTAGAGCAGATACTTAAAGGAAAAGCTACACACATTTCAGGACTACTTAAATAAATTATAAAAAAAGCTTGACAGAGATTCTAAGCGTTTTTTTAATATAACCACTATAGGTAGTTTTTTGAGGTTGTTTATAACTTCAAAACACAATATGTAGTGGTTTGAAAAAAATAAAAGGTGATAAAGGCAATATGTTATAATAATTATATAGTGATTGAGCTCGTGCGGATACGTCCCACGGGCATTTTTTTATATAAGGGAGAAAAATATGACTGTCGTGGAAAAAATTTACCAAGATTATCATGAGAGAATAGAAACCTTAAAAAACAGAAATATGACTATTAATACAAGGTCATCAAAGCATAGAGATGTTATTAAGAATTTCAATTATTATAATGTGATAAATGGTTATAAAGACTTATTCCTAGTTAATAACAGTAGTACTGAAAAGTTTAAAACCGGAACAACTCCTAATGAGTTGTTTGCGTTATATAAATTTGACGAAAGACTTAGAATTATTGTGTTAGAATTTCTACTACCTATAGAAGAAAGATTAAAACATAACATCACGCAGTCCTTCTATGAATATCATTTAAAAAGACAAGATCTTAGTGAAGAGAAAAAGAAGAGGTTACATAGAGAAACACTTTATTTGCGAAAGGAGTTCTACGAATGTAAGGACTCTCAAGGGAATAATGATAATAGAAAAGATTTTACATATCAAAAGTTTAATAAAATTGCTAATGACCAAATAAACTATCAATATTATAAAGGAAATGAATCCATAAAAAAGTATAAAGACGAACATCAATATATACCTATGTGGGTGTTATTCAATATATTGATGTTTGGAAACATGAGTAAACTGTTCACAATTTTACCTCAAGAAGTTAAAAAAGATGTTATGAGGAGAATGGGGCTTTCATGGGGCTTTCAATTAGAAACTCAAACAATAGAACAATTTGAGTATACTTTGGAAATTTTAACATTAGCTAGGAATAGATCTGCACACAATGAAAGACTATATAATTTTAAACATAATATGCCTTTAAAAGACAGGTATTTATCTTTTAAAGATGCTCTCCCTAGTGTAAATGATACTGTTTCTTATCCGAATAGATCTGAAATGAAGTTCAGCATATTTTCTATTTTATTCCTTATTGCTCATTTTTCAAGTAAAGGTGATAATAAAAGAATGGTTAAATATTTATCCAAAGAGGTAAAAAAACTAGCGAAAGAATTACATGTTATTAATGAAAAGGACGTCTTAAGATTCATGAATATGAATCACGACTGGGAAACAGCTCTATTAAGTATTAAATAGTTATTCAATAGGTGAATAATGATTGAATAAAATTAATGGACATCGAATAAATGAAGCATTAACAATAAATAACATATAATATTGTGCATGTTTTGTTCATGACATCCTTTGTAAATAGTGAATTATAGTTCAGCGAGAATAATAAAAACCCCATTCAAATGGGGTTTTTATTTTGTAACTCACTTCATTTTGTCATCAATTATATTTGCAGGATATACCTGATAGTTAATACAGTTAACCATTATATCAAAATGCGTAACGTTTATGAAGTCAATTGTATGCAATGATTGTTATATAATTGTGACACACATGGCTAAATTGCTTATAAACTGTTAAAATTTAATAATTAATGAATATTTAAAGGACGGTGGATTATGGATCGTAAAAAAGCATTAGTCGTTTTTTCGGGCGGCCAGGATTCGACGACCTGTATGTTTTATGCCATGGAAAACTATGACGAAGTCGAGCTCGTCACTTTTATGTACGGCCAGAGGCATGCGTTGGAAATAGATGTCGCCAAACAGATCGCAAAAGAGAATGACTTGAAGCATCATGTTCTGGATATGAATCTGTTGTCCCAGCTCAGTCCGAATGCGCTGACTTCGCACGATATGGAAATAGAGGACGATGATAAAGGCATTCCAAATACATTTGTCCCGGCGAGAAATATGCTATTTCTGTCATTTGCCACTGCACTTGCCTACCAGATTAAAGCGGGCACGATTATGACGGGTGTCTGCCAGACGGATTTCAGCGGTTATCCGGACTGCCGGGATATATTCGTCAAGTCGATGAATATTACCGCGAATCTCGCGATGGACGAGGACTTTATTATAGAAACGCCTTTGATGTGGCTTGATAAAAAGGAAACATGGGCATTGGCGGATGAACTGGGCCGGCTGGACTATGTCAGGGAAAATACGCTGACTTGCTATGAAGGGGTCATCGGCGACGGCTGCGGAGCATGTCCAGCTTGTGAGTTAAGAAATAAAGGTCTCGATGAATATTTGAATGAAAGAGGGGATAACGATGATGTATCCGATACCGAGTCATGAGTATGAGTACGAACTGAATAAGGATCTGAATTTTTCAGCAGCACATTTCATCCCGGATAAAAGAGCGGGAAAGTGTGAAAGGGTTCATGGCCATACATACCATGTGAATATCACAATCGCAGGCGATACACTGGATGAACTCGGTTTTCTGGTGAACTTTTCTGCACTGAAAAACCTCATCATGGAAGCGTTCGATCACAGGCTGCTGAATGAGCATGAGGCATTCAGTGAAATACCGCCGACCTCTGAAACACTGGCGAAAGTGATTTATGAAATGGTGGACAAATATATAAAAGAAGAACAGGAAAATGAGCTGAAATGTCTGCAGATCATCCTGAAGGAAACACCGACAAGTTACGTTGTTTACAGACCGAAGGAGAAAGATAAATAA